GCAGAGCGGGGAGAGTGAAACGAACGCTTGTGTAATTGCAGGGTGTTTAGTGATACTCCCGCTTTTAGCAAAATTGTTTCCAGACTACGAACCACTGCAGACCTATGCGAATGGGTTATGGGTTGGGATATTCGCACCAAGCGGAGGGCAGGCGGATACGACCTTTGGGCGGACGAAAACTCGAATTAAGAGCCAAAATGCGGAGATGATTTTGGCTGATGATGATATTGATTTAGATTTAAGGACAGTATCAAGTTACATTGGCTTGAGTAACGGTAGTTTCTGTACGGCAATGTCGGGGAGTAAAACCGCCTATATCGAATCGAAAACGTACCATTTGATAGTGATTGAAGAAGCTCAAGATATAGACAACAGAGTTGTTAGGAAAAGCATTCATCCAATGGGAGCCAGTACGAACGCTACGATTGTAAAGGTTGGAACTGCGAATGATAAGAAGAGCGACTTTTGGGAAGCGATTAACAGGAATCGGCGGAAGAATTTGAATTCTAACGGTAGAAGGTTCCACTTCCAGTACGACTATAAGGAAGTGCAGAAGCACAACCCACGCTACGCCAAATTTATTGAAAAAGAGAAGGACAGGCTTGGCGTGAACAGCGATGAGTTTAGAATGGCGTATGGTTGTGAGTTTATCCTAGAGCGTGGTATGTTCATAGTAGAGGAAAAATTCAACGAGTTATGCGAGCTTGTTCCGAAGCTGGAATTAAGAACGAGTTTCGGCGGGTTGCATAAGATAATATCGGTAGGCATAGACAATGCCAAGAGAACAGACAGTACGGTTGTAACGGTGGTTGAAATGAATATGGACAAGCCCGTAAAAATTGACGACTATACGGGAGAGTTATACTATCAGAAGCGAATACTGGATTGGCTTGAGATTCATGGGGACGATTACGAGAGCCAGTTTTATCAAATAGTAGACTTCTTAAAAGACTTTAACCCGAATGTGATAGTCATAGACAGTACGGGTTCGGGCGACCCTGTTGCGGATAGGTTTAAGCACTATTACTACGATGCAGGAGTAGAGGTAATTCCTTGGGTATTCTCCGCACCGAGTAAGGACAGGATTTATCGGTACTTGCAACAGGAGATTAACAACAACCGTATTGAGATTCCAAACGGCAGTCGAGTGGAAAGGTTAAAGAAGTGGCAGAAGTTTAAGTACCAGCTTTTAGATTTAGAAAAAACTTGGGTAGGCAAGTACATGGTCTGCAAGCACCCAAACGAAAAGGACGCAAAAGATGATTACCCAGATAGTTTAGCACTAGCTGTTTTCGGTACGAGCAGGGAAGGTATGCCCGAAATAGAAGTGGAAGAAAACACTTTCTACGACCGACAGGGAAGATATAAGCCCCTCGGTTGGAAAAGGCGTACTCCTCTGTTTGGTTAGAACAGTTTACAGATGGAGCCACTACATTATCACAGAAACATATACGGTAGTGAACATTAAGACCAAAGGGCATACGCACATGGGTACCTATGACGGAGCCAGAATGATTATCTCCTACATTCGCCAGCAGAAAGTGCCGAAGAAAAGTTGCAAGTGGGTATTGGTTGGACTAATTCGAGTATCCGAGGGCAAGTACAAAAAGCTAGTTGAAAGAGAATACGCAAAAAGGTTCGGCTCATAACCGAGCCTTTTTAAGCCCTCAAAATTTGCGGAACCCTTGAATTTTGCGGAACCTCGCCCACCATCCGATACCCACGATTTAGCCCGCTACCTGCACTTGTACCACTTTAGATTCTCCACTTTAGATTCTAAAGCGGACTTATACCACTTTAGATTCTAAAGCGGACTCACTTTAGATTCTAAAGCGGACTTATACTACATATACTACATATACTCACTTTAGATTCTAAAGGAACAATATAAATAAACATAAAGAAATATAAAAAGAAAATATGGCGTGTTTAAATATTCTAAAAATGGGTACACTAAGGAGGACGAGTAAAATTACCGCCCCGATTCTAGTTTATGCGGGTGTTAGGAAAATATGCACAAATATAGTTGACAAATTTAGGAAACTTGTATATGATACAAGTAGGAAGTTACACTTACTAGAAGTAAATAGTCGAGAAAACAAGGCACTTCGACAGAGAAGGTGAAACAATGCCAATACAGGCATTATTCATTCTTTGACGAAGTGTCTTTTCGTTTGGCAAAATATGGTTGTAGGGGAGGTGTACTGGTATGGCTGAATTTCGTGCAAAAAAGAACACAAGCAATGTTCATAAAACTTCGCCAACTAGAGGTGAAAGAGGTGCTGAAGGATTGACTAGACCTGCTCAACTTAAAGCCAATGCTAAGGGCGGTTTTAGTGGAAGTTTCAATCAAGGCAAAAATACGAAATCGTTCAATGCGTAAAGGAGGTTAGCCCATGAATGAGATTAGACAACGGAATCCATCACGACCTCCAATCTCGTTCCCTAGTGGAGATAACTTCCTTGATGTGGACGAAAGGGTTTTACCTTACCTGCCCGTACCGAATGAAACTCGCCAGCAAAAAGTCAAGCGTTACCAAAGAATAAGGGAAATGCTCAAGAATGACTTGGACGCTAAAATCGGCGTAAAGAATGAGAGACTGCTCAACGAATTTTCCCGTGGCAGGGGTGAGGAAAAATGAGCAGGCGTTCACTATCGACTGGACTACTGGAATTTAGTGCCTTACACGATGTATCAGAGCAGAGAAGGCTAAACCAGTACGCAACCTTCTGGGACTTCTATAAAGGACATCAATGGCAAGTCCCAAGAGAAGAAGGCGAGAATCAGATAACGCTTAACTACTGCAAGGCAATCGTTGATAAGTCTGTAGCATTTCTTTTCGGGCAAAGAGTGAGAATTATGCCCCATAAAGAAGTCAGTGAGGTAATCAAGCCCATCTTAGATGAAGTGTTCGACTACAATAACTGGGAACTTCTCGGACTTGAAATGGGTCAAATGGGAGCAATCACAGGCGACTGTTTTGTAAAGGTTGCGTGGGAGGACGCTAAGAAGGACGAAGAAGGGAATCCCCTTGATGAAGAATATCCAGAGGGTAAAGTAAGAATTTCCGTTCTACCGAGTTCGTATGTTTTCCCGAAGTACGACAGCCACGACAAAGACAACATGCTTTCCTGTACGATTGAGTACGCAATCGTAGACTTAGTCGGCGGAAAGCCAGTAGGAAGGATTTACAAGGAAGAAGTAACACCAACGAAAATCCGCTACTACTTAGACGGAACGCTAATAGAGGAAAAAGACAACCCGCTTCGTCAAATCAATATCGTTCATATCAAGAACTTACCTCTTGCGGGGGAGTGTTACGGGCAAAGCGACTTAGCAAGCCTAGTTTCGCTCCAAAGAGAACTGAACGAAAAGAACACCGATGTTTCGGACATTATCAATTATCATTCCGCACCGATTACGATTATTCAAGGAGCGAAAGCCAAAGATTTAGAGCGTGGTGCTAGAAAAGTTTGGGGTGGTATTCCTAAAGACGCAAAGATTTTTAACTTGGAACTGCACTCCGACTTAAATGCGTCTAACAATTTCATTGATAGAATAAAGACTGCGATTCATGAGTTGTCAAATACACCAGAGGACACTTTAGGAAAATCCGCCGCTATCTCGAATACAACAGGCGTTGCCTTACAGATTAAGTATTCTCCACTAATGGAAAAGACTTGGATTAAAAGGCAAACTTATGGTAAGGGGATTCGAGAAATTTGTAAGCTGATTCTAAAACTGCTACGGATTGCGGGAAGTGAGGAAGTAAAGGCACAGCTAGAGCCACTAATGAGCGATAAGGAAATGCTAAAGAAAGTTTTCAAGATTACAGTTAAGTTCCCAGACCCACTTCCAAAAGATGAACTGGTGCAGTTGCAGAAGATAGCACAGAAAATGAATCTCGGTTTAGAAGAACCTTACGGAGCCTTGCAAGAATTAGGCTACGAAGGGGACATTGAGGAAAAGTTGGAGAGAATCCGAAAGTATCAAAGAGAACAACAGAATCTAATGTTTGACTTGGCTGGGCAAGACATAGATTTAGCTGGAATAGCTACTCAATACGACAGTACGCCTGAAGAATAGTGCGGTGATGGAAAATGAAAGTAGAAATACAGAATTACACGTTACCAGAAATAAGGACTTACGAGAAAGGCGAATATACAGATTTACAGATTGGGAGAGAGCTACTTTACAGAAATCATGTTGAGAGTGCTAAAAGGCTAAGCGGTATCTATGGGGATAAGATTGAGCCAAGCCAGTACAAGAGCATTGAAAGAAAGATAAACAACGAATTAAGAAATCTTTTGCAGGAAAACAGAAGCGTTCTAATGAGTATGACCGACCGTAAAGTTCGGGACGAAATAGCCAGAATGAACGAAGTTTTCCAAAAGGCCGGTTTACCGCCAATGACAGATGTTCAAATGGAGCGTCTGCAAAATAGCGTAATAAGGGACTTGCAGAAGAAATTCAAGGGAGCAACCTTTGACCAACGAATGAAAGTGTCCCAAAGAATGGCTAAAAACCGACTGAAATCTGAAGTATTGGCTTCACAAGATAAAAGGCTGGGCGAAAGGGCTAAGAATAGGGTTACAGGGTTTTTGACCGACAGAAGGGAGAATGGACGCTCCTTAGTCGGAGGAAGCAATTTCAAGTACAACGAACGAATCTTAGTTTCTGAGTACAACCGTGCAAAGCAAGAAACCATGAAGGAAGTTCTTGCGGAGTACGAGATGTTAGCGAGATGGACGTTAAGTGCCAATCACAAGCTGTACGACATTTGCGACATTCTAGCCACGGAAACAGGCGTAAAGGCAGAAAGATTCATTCGGGAAAACGGACTTGATATTGAAATGGAGGGTGTCTACGAGCCTAGTGAGTTACCAGAGTATCCACACCCTTATTGCCAATGCGACATCGTTCCAGTAATAACGGACTATGGTCTATCGAGAGTGACTTCTCGACAAGCCTTCGCCCATGCGGGAGAGGATTTAGTCGACTATGAGGACGGGTTTATAAGTC